ATTATATGTAGCTCCTGCATAAGATGTTAATCCAACTTCATATCCTGATCTAACAAAAATATTTGATGAGGATGGTCCTACTACTACAGGAAAGAATGCAAATTCTCCTACTGCAATATCTGCAAATTGATTTGAATCGTATAATGATGTAGATCCTGATAGTTGTGAAGTACTAACTCTTACGGAAGAAGCAGCAGTAGGTCCAGTAGGTCCAAGATTTCTTATGTATAAATAAGCCTTGCCTAAAGAAGCAGAAGGTCCAGGTAATAAATTAGCTTCGGTTGGTAGCAATCCTGAATTATCAGAATAGGTTGCTCCTATTGTTTTATATTGTAGATTTGCATTACCGTTGATATTTAAAACAGCAGATTTATTAACATATACTGATGATGTGTCAAAAACCGATGTAGAAGATAATGCTAAATCATACTTTAATTTTCCAGTTGATTTGGCCATGATACAAAAAACGTTTTTTATTTAAGTTGTATTATATATCTTTGACAAATCTAGTGTTTTGACTTCATAAGGGAATCGCTGTTCTTTGTAAATCTCTTTACGTTTTTTAGAATGACGATAAAGATAATTAACAAAATTATCTATTCTAAAATCATCAACAAAATCTAATATGGTAAGTTTATCTTTAGTTTTATGTTTCCTTAATCCTCGACCAATTGATTGACGAATAATAACATCGGATTTAAATGATTCTGTTAATGCAACTAAATGTAAGTTTTTAATATTAATACCTGTAGAAAAAGTACCGAAAGAAGCTACTAATATTTTACCTTCACCATCTTCCATCTGTTTTTTATATTCCTCTCGTAAATCTTTATCGGTTCCACCATCAATATAAAAGACTCTACGTGAACTTTTATTTCGTAAATTATTGAATATCATATTACCATATTCAACTCTATAAAATAACACTAGGCAATTCTTCTTGACCTTAAGAACCGTATCTGTGACAAAGTTTAATCTTCGAGTATCTTGAATTGCGTAGTTTTGTTCTAATCCTAATAATCTCTTACGATCCTCTTCGCTTTTCGTTAAATATTGAAAGCTTTCTCTTACACTATCTGGTGCATAATTCATTTCAATTACTTTAACTTCAACTGGTGAAATATATCCTTCCTTAATTAATTGATCAGCCATTACCTTTTGTATTACAGGTCCTGTATATGCCATTAATGTTAATCTATCTAAAGAATCAGGTTTTGGTATAGTTCCAGAAACTCCAAATATTCTATCGGCTTCCATACATTTTTCTAGTATAGTTTTAATAGAATGTGCTTTTGCTTTATGAGTTTCGTCGATCATCACTGTTGTGAATTCATCGAAATATTCTTTTTTCTTTTTTACTAAGGATTGATAAGTTCCTATTACAACATTTGCGTTTTTTCTAATTTTCGAACCTGAATATATTTGTTGTATTTGTAAATCTAAATCTAACGATCCATTATTATATTCATAAAAATCTTCAGTTGCTTGTACTACTAAACTAACATTAGGTACGATCATTAAGACTTTATCCGCTTTTTTATTTTCTAACAAATACCCTAAAACAATATATAATATTAATGATTTACCTGCCGATGTAGCAAGTTCAGCTAAACAACTTTTATTTTTAATTATATTAAATGCAGTTTCTATTTGATAAGGTCTTGGATCTAGTTTATGATCTTTAAATTTATCTTTAACCCAAGCAATAAAATCATCTAATTGTATAGATCTATCGAATTTATCAGATAATCCATTTACCTGTAATTCAAAATCATAATCCTTGCACATATCTCGAACGATTTGCCATAATCCTGATGGAACATACATTTCATTTCGGAAATAACTTATTCGACCATCCCACCAGCCTTTCTTAACTCTAGGATCCCATCGCCAGTTTTCTATTCGTTTAGTTAACGTTATTTTAAGTTGATCTATTTCAAGTTCAGTAGCGTCTCTTAACGTTAATATTTTACCATTATGTGTTAAATCAAATATCATTTGTTGCTAGAATAACTCTATTTTTTATAGCAAATCCCATTTTATCTAAAGTTTCGTTTGCTTGTTTATAGTAAGAAATTTGATTCTCTATTAAACTAGTTTCTCTAATTCTTAAAGACATATCTGATGCAATATATTCCATTATTTCGCTATGCTGTAACCTAACATCGTGTTGAGTTTTGTAATATTGATAGCGTATTTTCTTGTAATTAGCATCATTAGCTCGTTTCTTACCTAATAATATATTAAGTTCTATAATTTTATCTACGATCATGTGTCGATATGATAACATTAATGTCTGTGATTTAGCAATCTTATGTGCCTTATCAATAGTACCGACTAGCGATTGAATCTTAATTGACCAATCTTTACGTTCGGTAATAAGTAAATTTTCAATTTTTTTAAGCTTATCTTCGGTTATATTCGACATTAAAATAGATCTTTATTATTGTTGTTTCTCGTATTCTTATTCCATATTTTCTTTTTCTTTATTAAAGTTTCTTTTTTCTTAACTTCAGTAAACATAGAATTAGTATTATTATAGTTATATGACGATGTGTCAATAAAGTTTACAGGAATTTTGTAATTTTTTGATGTTTCTTCGGCATCTTCGTAAAATTTATCTAGTTCTTCGTTCACAAACTCTTGGAATTTTTTAAATGTTGATGATGTCATAAGGACTTGTAGTAAAGTATTTATCCAACGATTTATATGCCGGATTTTTATCAAAATAGCAATGTCGTATCAGATCATTAAAATCTTTAATTGGTGTAGTTATCTTATGTTCTTTTAAAAATTTTTTCCACATGAATACCGTTTTCTTTCTTTTAAGTTTTTGTTCCATTGTTTTTCTTCCAATAGAATCGTTATCAAAAAAGTATCTTGCAGTGTTTATATCGTCGAACATATCTGAATTTTTATTAATACCACTCAATGCTATTGAATTTCTTGGGTATAATAATGCATCAGTAGGTCCTTCAAATATTGTAAAATTTCTAGATAAATCTACAGTCATTATATTGTAGTATATAGATAATGTATTTATTTTTTCTATTCCTGGAATCTTCAAATCCTTTTGTAGAATTTCTTTATACATTTTTTCTATTGTATAACTAACATATTTAGTTCTGCCTGGAGTAAAATTTCTTATTTGATATCCAATTACTTTATCATCTTTAGTTAGATTAAATATGTATAATTGATTATCAGAATCTGACCAAGCAAAATGATTTATACGTTGTAGTAAAAATCTTCCTTTAACGAATTTATATCCTACAGATCCTTTTGTTAAACCTGTTAAGTTTTTCGCTTTAAATATTTGTTCCTTTGGTATTGCATGTTTTTCTAAAGTTTCGAAAACACCTATTTGTAAATAATCTTGTGAACTTATTTCAACTCGATTTTCTGATATAAAATCTAAAACGGTTGATACATCCTCATGTTTACTTAAGCCTTGTTCAAAATCTTTAAGTAAATAAATAACAGAAGTATGCTTATCGCAATTATAGCAATGAAACATTAATGATTTCCAGTAAATATTACCTCGCTTTTTACGAAGATTTTCTGTAGAATCTCCACAATACGGACATGCAAAATTTAATCGATCGTATCCTTGTTTTAATCTAGATTTTTCGCCATGAAATTCTGATTGCAAAACATTAGATACTCGACCAATGATTGTATTCTTTAATTCTTGTGTAAGTTGTGTGTCCATAAATTTGATAAACTAAAAGCCCCTAAACGAAAGAATCGAAAAGGGGCTATAATGGTTTTGATTAAACAGCGCTATTTAACCAATTCTCTAGTTCATCATCGGATCCTGAAGATTTTGCAGGAGCAGGTTCAGGTTGTTTTGGTGACGGTTTTGATTCCGCTTTAGGAGTTGGTGTCGAAGTACCGCTTTCCTCAGGTGTCATTTTTCTATAAGATTCTCCAGGATTTCCTGAAATATCTTGAAGAATTGTATAAAGTTTATCAGTTTGTTCTTTAGACCACGCTTTGTAGTAATAAACTTTAAGATCTGGTGAATCGGTAAGGTGTGTCATAATCGCTTTACGACCTTCCTCGTTATTTTCCATAGCTACACCATTTACTTGTACAGAAGATTTTGATAGGAATTTACACTCATCATAATTCCAATAACCACCTTTGAGTGTAACTTTTAATGAAAAATCTTTACCTTCGAAAAGATCAAATACATTACATGGTTCTGCACCGGATAATTCAATATCTTCGATTGAAGGTGATGTTTGTGCATCAATGAATTTTTTCAAAGTTTTAGGATATCTGAAAACTTGTAAGCTTCCTTCCATTTCAGGTCGTTGTGGATCTTTTACGATTTGAACTACTGAAAAGTAATATTCCTTTCTTCTAATTTTCTCTGCTTGTTTTTGATCGAATGCAGAATCCGATTTTGCTAGTTTCCAATACGTATCGGCAATGATAGATTTTTCACCGACAGTTGATGGACAATCAAAGTAACCGGCGTTACCTTGTGAATCCTCTAACCAATAAGAAAATTTCTTAACGATAGAGTTTTTAGGATCTTTTGGATTAGGTAAAAACCTAATTACAGATCTGTAGACATTATCCTTACCTTCGGTAGGATTTGCTTTGTAAATACCAGGACCTCTTTCGGTATCTGGTTGGTTGTTCTGAAAATCTTCCAGAGACAGGTTGAATAAATCAAATTCGCTCATAATACTTTAAATTACTTTATTAATATAACACTTTATTTCTAGATAAAACACATTGTGTGAATACCGTTATTAATTATATAATGTTATCAATATAAAGTTTCAAGTAGGAGCATAGTAAAAATAATTTAAAATAAAGTAGCAATATTGAAACTGACTGTCTAAAAGATCATATAATAATTATCTGTTAATTCAGGTACTCTAATATAGTAAGAACAGCATAGTCCACAGTCGGTTGTTCCGGACACCTCTAGTTGCAAAGCCAAGATCAAGCATCCGAGTTGCAACCATCCCTTAAATAGCAAAGAATTGCAAAAGCATCCACCAAATCGTCGACTGGTTTAGGAATCTTATCTCCATAATTAGTATCTAAAATATATTTATGAAACGAATCATTAACAAGTAATTCATCTTCGCTAACCTTAAAAGCTTCTAACATTTTTTCCTTATTAGCATTACCATTACCTGTAAAGAATTTCTTAATAGTCTTTGGAGGATATACTAAAATATCTTTCTTAGATATCCTAAGTATCTTAGACTTTAAAAATGTATTGTATGTAATCAAATCTATAAATGCATTACCTCGTGACCCATAACTAAAACCTTCAATAGCAAATATAGTATCTTCGTCTACGTAAGGAGCGATCGCGTTTATTATATTGTATGACAAATAATTAGCATTATTGATTTTCCAAGATTGTTCTTGTACGTAATCTAGATCTTTAGGTTTTTCTCGAGTATAACCATTTATATTCATACCTAATCCATCTAAATCATTATGAACAGAGAATGCCTTTTTGTTAAAATCTAAATTTGATGCAAAACTAAACCAATGCAGTTCGCCTTTATTTAAGACGCATATAGCCGTCGAGTTAATAGAAAAATCTATTGAAATTAAACTCATATGTTAAGATTAAAGACTTTTGCCGATCTGTGCACCTAATGCAGCACCGACTAATCGTGAAGTTAATAAATCGTATAAAACACCTTTTTGAATACCTAAAACTTTTGCAATTACTTTACCAACTGTTTTTCCTAAAGCAGCTCCAGTCAATCCACCAATTAAAGATCCGAATAAACCTTCATTTGTAAATTCAACTTCAAGGTCATTTATATCTTTACCTTCAGCTAAAAATATAGAAACACTATCTGTTATATTAGCTTCTTCTGTTTCTGATAAAGTATAGTCTATACTTTCTTCTAGTATTTTAGCTAAGTTTTCAGGACTTTGACTATCAAGATATTCTTTAAAAGTTTCCATGTTATTTATGTTTTTGTTATATTATATATCTATTTAAATGTTGCGGATGCTCCAGTTGCAAACTTATCTTTGTTAACTCGGTTTTGTGGTAATAAATCTAAATCTAATGTGTTATATTGAAACGTAGCATCGAAGGTTTTAAATTCTTGTGATAAATCTGAATATGATAATTGATATTCACTTAAGCCTGTATATAAACAATCCATAAACATTGCGGTAAACATTAAATTACCTTCAGAATCTAATATTCTAACTGGAATATTTTCAGTAAATCTTGATTTTGTCGTAGGATCATAATAATATAATAATGTATCTAGTAATATCCAATAATTTACATGCCCATCTACTAATTGAAATGTAACTGTAAATTCTTTAGTAAATATTTCTTGATAATTTCCAGAAGATCTCCAACGTCTAGTTCTAGCAGCATCTGTTGATGAGGAACCTAACGAATTAGGATTTGTATTACTTTGTTGTAAAGGACTTTTAACGTCAGGTTTTACTTGCTCGACTGGAGTATAATTCATTGTCGGAATAGTAACCGTTTGTATTGTATAATTAATTAAATCTGTAACATCATTAATCATAGTTGGCATTCTAAAAACGTATTGTGCATACTTATCCTTAATAGCCTTAGGGATAAATGTCCTAGGAAATTCAACTTTAAATAAATCTGATCTTGAATTTAAAAACATGTCTTATAGTCTATTTTGTCTTTCGTTATTATCTCTACGTTCTTGATCTCTGTCATCTCTAAACTCGTCGTAAATTCCATTATTAATTTTTCCAAAGCTTCCACCTGATCTATATGGAGAACCTTTAGATTTCTTTATATTACTATTTAATGGAGATTTTTTAGGATTTACAAAAGATGTTGGTGTACTAGGATCTACTGTTACAATGTCTTTTACTGATCCACCTTTTATTGTTTGTGGTGGTGTAGCTGCTAATGCTTCTAATTCAGCAATTTGTCTTCTTAGTTCTTCTTTTTCCTCTTCGTCTTTAACATCATCATCAACTAAAAAGTTATTTTCAGATATTTGTAATTTAAGAGCCTTTTGTAAATCTTGAATTAATACATTTTGTTCTTTATTAGCTTCTTTTAATTTAATAATTTCTAATAAAGATCCATCGTATAATTTTTTTAATTTATCATAAGCTTCGTTTAATTCTTCTAATTCTTTTTGTAGATTAATAATTTTTCGATTAGCCATATCTGAAACGACTCCGTCTACTCGATTAAAGACGCCAGTATATAATTGAGATTCAGAATCACCAGTGTCAGCAGTTATCGTAAATGTATTATCGTTGAATTGTGATATTTTTCTAGAATCATTTCCAGGAATTTTAAATAATACTTCACCACTTGATGCTGATATTGAAGGATCGTCATAAGATTCATATTTAGCAATATCACCAGAATTAGTAAAGAAGTTTAAATATATTTTACCAACGCCATTTAAATCTAAGAATTTAACAACTTCTTTAGTATCACCTTGATATATTACAAATTTTAAAAATGTATCAGATGATGTTAAATTAATTTTACCTAATCCTTGTGCAAATATAGTTTCGGTTTTACTATTACCTACTGTCCTAAACGTAACTTTATTAGTATTAGGATCTCTCTTTAAAAATGCATTTTGAGAAGTTATTAAAACTTGATTACTTTCAATAAATGAAGTAACGAATTTAGCGTAAGATTCTTCCTCCTTAGCCATTGTAGGAGCAACACCTCTATATAAATTTACCTTCTTTTCGTAAATTTTATTATATACTTTAGGTTGTATAGGATTAGTTCCTAAAGAAATTCTTTGTAATATTTTTCCATATTTAGCAGCATTATTAAATTGAGCTGATGCAGTTTTCCAAATAGATGTATTATCCTCTCGATTAAATAATCTAATTGTATAATCTAATCTATAAGCTTGAGCTGCTTGGTTTTGAATTATAGGACGATATAAAACAGGATCTTCATAATTACTATCTTGTACAAATTCTAAACTACTTGTTTTTATCCAACTAGCGGTTGCACCACCATCCCAAACATGTTCATATAGATTTAATTCATGTAATATTATATAGTCATTATCTGGAGCATTATTTAACTGAGTAATAAAATTATCTATAATAGATCCATTATATGCAGCATATAATTCGATATAATCACCATCGTTTGCATCTTGTATAACTGCTGATACATCACTAAATTGATTTAATACTGGTAAATCGATTGAAGTTAAATCATATACATTAAAATAATTTTGACCATTTATAGTACTATTGTTATCGATCCATCCGAAGTTTGTATTAATTAAAGAATTGTATTGAGGCCCTACTCCACCTGTTAATTTAGCAGATGGTAAGTCTGCAGTTGGACTTCCTGAAAAACTAGCATTTCTAAATTCTTCTATTAAATTATATAATGCAGGCACTTTAACTTCTACGAATGATGCATAGTATTTACCTCCTAAAATAAAAGGCTCAGGATTAATTTGAGCATATGAATCTGCTTTACGATATGCTAAATTAGTATGATATATTGTTTTACCCGATTGATTTTTGAAACCCATACGAAAGAAAAATCCTTCCATATTTTCGTAATTAAATCCCTGTACTAAGTGTAGTCTAATAACATCATAAGAAACATTCTGAACTGTTGAAAATGTAACAGGTAAACTTGCAGTATCAGTTAAAGCCGAATCATAATCATTTAAAGCAGTAATTTGATCTAATTTTAAATATCCATATTTAGATGTAGTTGAATCAATTAAAACTCCCATTCGAGTTCTAACATTACCGGTGTCGTTTACGGAATTATCATCGTTAAAAATAGATATCGTATTATCATGGTTATTCTCCATCAAATACCAAGGAGCTTGCGAAGTAGTGAATTCGTTCACAGCAGAACTTTGATCTCTGTATTGATATTCTAATAATACTTGATTAGATAATTGTATGTATGTTGAGTTAATTGCCATTATTTAAATATGTTATTTAGATATTTATTCAAGTTAAATGTGGCAGATATCCCTAATCCAATTTGAGGTCCTGCCGTTCCATTTTTAGGATCTGCACCAACTCCAATATAAATAGATGGACCAAATATCCAATTAGGTTGTGTTTGTTTTAAAAAACGCTTTTTATCTAGGATAGCACCTTCAATATTAGAAAACGTAATTCCAGGATAATCAGTCTTTACAAATATTTGATATGATTCATCTAATTCAGTTAATCCAGTAAGTATACTTAGATTTGTGATATCTCTGGTTATTGAAGTTCCTTTATCTAATATACTAAATGCAGAATCTGATAAATCAATAGAGAATCTAGAATTACCATCTAAGAATCTAGAATTACCATTACCATAATCTTTATTATATGACCATGATAATTGATTCGTTCCATCAGGATATCGTATTACTTCATTTTCTATAAAAACAGTATCGGTTTTAATAGATGATATTATATTAGATGCATATAAAACATCTCCTTCAAGTTTCTTAATCTTATCAGATAAATTTTTATTAATATTTTCTAATTCTTTCCCTGAAGTTATGTATGTATTTTTTAAAGTTATTTCTTCATCCCATTTGTTTTTGACAATTCGTATAGAATCGTTTAAAGCAATTATGTTTTGTACTCCGACTTTGTTTTCTAATTTTAAATCTTGTACCTTATTACATTGCTTCAATAACAAAAATGCCAAGATGGCAATTGTTACTACAAATATTGTATTAAGATTAACTTTAATTGTTTCCATATCACTTTACAATTTCCATAGACTCTAAATTCAGAGTAACTTCGCCGTATTTTTCTTTCATTTCTTCTAATATAATACGTTCGTCTTCTCGAATATTTTTAATTTCGTCTATTACTTTTATTCTTCTAGATTCTAGAGTTTTTAATTCAGCTTCAATTTCTTCCATTTCTGAATAAACTTTACTAAATTTATTTATGACCTTTTCAATTTTCTTTTTGTCTTCGTTTTTGATATTCATTTTATATTATATTAATTATCCCATTGATTTTTAGCTCTATTCCATTTAATCATTGCCTGGCCAGATAAACTAAATCCATGTGATGAATAAAATTCAGGCGTTCTCATCACATTAGTTAATAATGCTTCTAAATTTAATTTATTATTAGGTCCACTACCATTATAGTTACTAAGCATCTGTGGTATATTAGGATAAAATCCTCCTCGACTTTGTTCTTTACCATAAGCGGTTGCATCTTGGTTTTGTAATGAGGCGTTATATTCCAATATAGTTTGCCAAGGTACTACACTACCAAGTATTGCCAGGCCATCTTGAGTTTCTTCTCTATGTGCTGGTGGTGCACAATATATTTCTAGTACACATCCAACAGGTGTACCAAACGAGTTCTCCGAATACTGGGTGTATATTCTCCACATAAAAGTAGTATTCTTATTTGAATTTGCAAAACTTGATTCTGAATGAGCTAACCATTTAACATTTGTACCTAATGTTGCGAAGTCCATATCAGATAGAGATGGAAGACTAGATATCGGATTCGATGGATCATTTTTAAATGGAAATATATTTCCACTGTTATCACACCACTGAGTCCATGGTAACGCACTACTAGTTTCTGTATCTCTGAGCGCTTCATAGCCAGTTGCACCAGAAGTGTCAAAGGTAGCTGTTGCACCTAACCCCTTTCCAGTTAAATTATTCATGGCTTTTACTTGCCCAACATACCAATCTGTATAAAACACGCCTTTCGTTAGTTGCTCAGAGTTATTAGTAATATCTTGATATGAATCTGCATTTCCTTCATATATAAAGTTAGTTCCGGTTAATGGATCTCTACGTGTAGTATAATCTAAATTATCTAAAAATGATGTTATTCCTAAATCGTCGCTATTTAATTGAATTTTAATATGCTTAACTTTTAAAGATTTATATGTTGAGTCTTTTTTTGCCGCTTCGTAATTAGGTGCGGTAGGTAATTTGTCGTTACTACTTCCTAAACCTCTTACTATTCCATAATACCCATAACTAAAACTGGATGATGAATCATTTTCTGATTCTAATATAAGTCCCATATCTATATTAAAATCCATCCAAGCTAATCCAGTTTGCTTTTCAGTAGCAGGTGTACTTAAATTCATAGGACTGAATCGTACTCCTGCCGATGGAGAAATCCATGCATTAAGATGGTTTGGCCTGTTAAAATTACCAGGTATCTCTAAAGGCCCACTACCAGTATTACCATTAAATAACCTTACGTTATCATCTAACTCATACCCGATTGGTATATTAGAAAGGTTTAAAGAGGAAGATCTACTACTTTGAAATCTGTTGTATTGACCATTTAAACCATTCCATCCTGACTGTGCAGTACCCCAAGGCGAAAATTGAAATTGTTGGTAAATATATCGTTTATCAAATTTTCCAGAGCTGTTAGTTGGATCACCTGCATTAAAAAATGACGCTGAAAGCGAATCTACTTCTATGCCTAAATCATTTATTTCATAATAATCATAAGCTTTACCAACTTCATTGTATTTATTTTTTGCCTTTACATCACTAATCATCATCACATGAGCTCCAACTTCTCTCTCTTCTCCACGTCCAGTGCTATCATTAGTTGGATCTGCTCCACCTATAGCAGCATCAGTCGGATTATCCTGTTTAGTAGATTTACCAACTCCGAGAAACCTTATGTTACCTGGACCACCATTTTCACCACCATACGTTCTTAAAACTTCAAATGCCGTAGTACTATTAAATCCCCATTCGTCACCATCCATTAATGAACCATTAATTTGAGTATCATTTGGTGTAAATTTAATTAAAGGATTTATATAATCTCCTGCAGCAATAGGATCATCTTGTACATTATTATTAATTAAATGAATGTTAGCTCTGCTAAATTTATGATAGATAGGTATACTACTAGTTTGTGTAGTAGTTCTAGATTTATATACCTTAAATGTGTCTATTAATAGGCCTGTTTTTAAAAAATTTAAACCTCCATCTTCAGCTACATCGTTTATTACTCCCAGTTCACTTAAACCAGATGCATTAGTTCTTGCTAAATTACCTATTACAATTTCACCATAAGCTCCAACTTGTAATCTAGGAGTAACAGTACTAGTACCTTGCATTTCTCTACCAGTGATATCAGTAGGACAGTTATTTAATAAACCTGTACTAATAGCTAAAACTCCATTTTTTTGAGGGTCTTGATATCTTTTATTAATTATATGACCTTGTTGCAGGGTCTCATCTCCAGTAGTCATTGAATAAGCACCAAAATACATATCAGTCTCACCATTTTTAGTTAATGATGGTATATCAACTCGAGTATATTGAATTCCTGTGTCTGGAACAAACGATGCGAATCTTTCGTTGTTTGTACTAATGATAATTTTTGTATCACAGTTATCATCATTACTCCAACCACCGAGCGATGTTGCAGGTGACCATACTGCAGTTCCGATCGAATCTGTAGTTATTAATACTTGTCCTGCAGAAGAAGCTCCATACCTCATTCGTATTTGACCTGCAATATCGATAGATTTTTCTACGATTGTACTTAGATCAGTCGATGGATTGTAACTGTTCGGATCTCCTATTAAAACAAAATCTTTAGAAGCATAATTAAATGTAGATAAAGTTGGCGCTTTGTTTCCGGTAGGTTTATTTCCTAAACCAATATATTCAGTAGCACTATCATCAAAAGCACCACTTCCGATAAATGGCATATCATTGCTCTGTGAGGTAACGTCTTTATATTTAGCATTTGCTCCAATACCAATTCTATATTTATTATTAGGACTGAGTAGGGCCACATTTGCCCAATATGCCACATCTACTAAGTTACTATTACCTGAAACACGTTCGGATATAATTCTTAATTGATTTGTACCTTCTAGTGAGATAGTACCAGTATTTAAAGTACCGGCAGATCTTAAATGAAATCCAGGTAAACCAGCTGAAAAAAATCCAGTTGTATCAGGATATAACTCTGTTTTCAACGCTTCCGAAACCTCTAATAATCCACCAGCTGATTCTGCTTGATAATGACCTCCAATCAGCTTAATTCCAACTTTACTCATTAGATTAATATCATTTTCAACAGTACCATCTAACGTTAAGGCTGACTGATAATCAGAGAAATTAGTTATATTTAAATTCATCTCATCATCGATGAATATATTAGAATAACTATATTGATGAATTGGTACATATGAAGGTCCTGGCTGTTTTAATGGCTCACGAATAAGCGCAATTCAACTACCAGCTAATCCTGCACCAGTTGTACCGGTGTTTGCATTAAATATAGTAGCATCTATTATAGTTTTTGGACTTACAAATAACTTAGGTAATCTTTCTTTTGCATATACACTTACTTGATTAGCCATTCCTTGAAGACCTCCAAGATATAATGAATCTTTTGAATAGAATTCATGTTCTGCATCTCCAGTAACTCCTATCGCATCACCTTTCATTAAAACAAAACTAGCAGTAGGTCCTGGTGTACTTTCGTTAAGATCTCCTTTATATACGCTACCAGGTCCAGTGTCTGAACCAGGATAAACTCCCCATCCAGTACTAGTACCAGTAGAACCAGTTGCACCAGTAGGTCCTCTTAGATTTAAACCGGTTGATACGAAAATTTGTGTTATTTCATTAAATTCTAATACTTCTCCCAATGGATATGTAGCACCAACACAATTACCTTTTTGAAGAAATAAATCTCCCATATAAAGACTTGCTCCTATCGCTGCTGTAGTTCCAGTACATCCCACATACCATTTATTTCCAGGATCGCCTTCTGGACCAATAGGTCCGATAGGTCCGTTGTTACCTTGAGGTCCTATAGGTCCACCACCAGCAAGCATCAATTGGTCAAAGTTAAAATTAACTTTTTCCATGAATTTTTCGATAGTATCGCTAAGGATTATTTCCTTTATTACTATGGCCATTTTTTGTTTTTATTTTTTCTCCAAATCTACCTTAAATGATATTGAATAGTTATCTAGTTTAGGTATAGTATATATCAATTTAAAATTTAACGGAGAATCTGTAGATATTTTAATTTGAACGTTTTCACTAATTTTATATCCTTTCTGTAATAATTCTAAATTAGACAAATTCAGCTCGATAGTATTTAACGAATTTACATTATTAGCAAATTGATTTTCATAAAATATAATTCTTTTAATTTTGTATCTAGGAACGACATTATTTATTATGTATTGTTCGATGTCATCATCTAAACCATCTTCACCGAAGCTAAAATCAGGATTTATGTATTTAATAAATTCATCATCTATACCATCGTTTCTTAAATATTTAATTAATGCTTTATCTGAATATACTTTCAATCCTAAAAATTTATTCTTTTGTACGAGTTTTTCCTTTCTCCTTCTATTTTCTTCTCTAGAAATCGATCGAGGTTCTGCACTTATTGCACGCTGTTCGGTATTAGATTGAATTACATTTTCATCTACATTTTGAATATTAACATCACCACCAACTAAATCATTAGATTGTATTATTGAAAAGTTTTCTAATCGAATTTCATCAGGTATTGTTAACATCTTAGATCCGAAAAATGATTTATTCTCGATTGCACCACGATATCCCATTACAGATTCTTTAGTTCGACGATTTAAACTCTTTTGATAATATGCAATATCCCAATTACTTAAAAATGAATAAAGGTTTCTTTTATCAATTGCTATTTCTTGTATTAATGGATACAAGCTAGGGTATCCTGAAATGGGATTTAATTTTAATATACCTTTAGGATTTTCTGTATTAACTTTATTATAGAAATAATTCTCGATCAATCCAAATTTAGGTTCCTGTATATTTAATTCTAGATTTCGATACTTATCAAAACCATACGATCTAGGTCCAGTAATTCCAGCAGCATCTACTCCAGCATAATCTTTAAAATAAAATATATCATTAAACTTAGGCTGATATCTACCATTGTATCTTGACATTACATTTATTACCGACCTTCTAGTCGCTGACATTACGTATCCTATTAAATCTGTTTCGCTATCTAATGAATCAGGTATATCTAAATCCTCTTTTTGCAATAAATAATTAGCCTTATAAGTTTCTATCGGTAACGATAATTCTAATACCTTATCGTTAGATAGTATAGTACCATCATTTTTATATGTAATATATTCGATATCAGGTGCACCTGAATTAAATTTCTCTGCTATGTTAGCAAATGAAGAATCTTCAATAATACCGGTGTATGCATTTAATCCTCCTTCTAGATAAACTGGAACTTGTGACCAAAGAGAATTTTCACTAAATATTGAAGGTAATGTCACATCCCATCCTAAAAATGCAGGAGATAATAAATAATTATCATTTGGAACTGCTGGATCTCCTGGAGTATACGGGTCGCTATATTGTTTAATAGACCCAGCTTTAATTCTATCAGTTGATATTTTTTTAATATCTTCAATAACCCAAACTTTGGTAGGATCTACAGGATTAGGAATTGAAATAGAATTAAAAGATCCATCTTCGTTAGGTTGTATCTCAGATATAAAATTCGGATTAGTTCCATTAGCATAATTATACGTACCATAAATTTCAACTTCGCCACCAGTCGATGATAGCTCCCAATGTTCTATAGCTCCACTCAAATTAACATCAGCTGCTTTGTATGCAGTTGCACCTGGTGTAGTTGGCTGAATCTTATCTCGTAACGTATATAATAATGTTCTATCTATAAAATAATCATTTTGTGAAGTTGATCCTACTGGAGCTGAACCTAATTTTGTCCAAACATCATCCATTAAACCAACATCTATTAATAATGTTATAGTTTTGAATTTTTCATTCTCTATAACTTTTATAGAAACGCCATTTTCTACTAATCTTAATATAGCAGCAAATTTATAGTCATTGTACTTAGTAGTCTTTCTGAATTTAATATCATTGATATTAAAATTTAAATCAGTAAAATCCACTCGTTCTTTAACAACAACCTTAGCCCCTCTAAATAAAGTCTCTGCATATCTTTCGTCGGTTGCATATCCAAACGTATTATATTTAACTTCAGATGATACTGAAGTAGATCCTATAGTTTCTCTAGTAAAATATTCAGTGAAATAATCTAAATCATTTATAGAGGTACTTCCTGAAACTGTAGATAAACCTAATTCTGCCGAAGTGTTAGCAAACGTAGAACCGATTTTTATAGGATTATTAAAATATGAATAAGAAGTTAGCCTGTCTTCAAATGACATATATGGAGGATATTGTTGTAAATAATACCATTCGTGTGTATAAAACTTAGGGCTTGCAGAAAACTCTCTAAATGAAGGTCCGAAATTAGGATATCTAAAAGCAGCGTCTGCATTTAACCTATACGGATTTTGTCTAACATCCTTACCATCATCATCGTAAACCCATTTGTTAATAAATGGAACTACTCTCGATGCAATGGCTAATTGCTTAACATCATTTTCTTTAAGTCTATCATATTCGTTATATATTGTTGAATCTGTATCTAATAACTCATTTGATATACCCATTAACCCTTGAAACTCTCCGCCTTCAACAAATTCAGATTTAGGACCAATCATTCGATTCATCCAATAGATACCATCAAAGGTTGCACCACTACTAGCATTTGGTATAGAAGATGTTTGTCCTAACGGTCCAGTTGTACCGCTATACCATTGATACAATTCCTTTAAATTGGCATCAGCATCTTTCATATAATCGGTATTGTAAAAATCAAAATCAAAATCTTTAACAGGATATATCGATAATAATCCACATTCGTTATCTTTTAATGTAACGATAGAACATTGATTATCAGATGTTAATACAATATCCTGATCGGTATCTTCAATATTTACTATATAATAAGAATCTATATTTTTAAATCCAATTATTTGATTTAAATCATTAAATATCGGTTCATCTAAATAAGGTATTACTGAATTAATTTTAGAATGTCCTTTAGAAGTGATTAAATAATCACCAATATTTAGTAAAGAGTTTGTGCTAGAATCAATCTTAATTTTCGCTAAAGTATTATTATTACCACCAACGAAAGATCCATTAGCAACCCATCCTGGTAATGTAGTGAAAGGTTGAGGACTTGATTCGTATACACTCGAATTATATTTTATTGAAGCATCCGATATGAATTTTATAGCAATATCATCATATATTAAAGCACTTGAATATGAATCAACTTTAATAGTGTTCCATGATTCGCTAGTAGCTCTTGTATACAATATTACCTTATTATCAATTGCAATTGCATTAAAAGGCGTTTCAGATTCAAATACTTTGTATAAATTATTAACACAATCTGTAAACGCATTAGCAACAATATTTAAAGGTCCGTTAGCACTATATGAATTAGAATTAAAATCACCTTGATTTAATGCTACACTTGCAGTCATTGTGAATTGATCTAAAAATTCAAATTGAGACGGATCATCAGTATCAGTAAAAAGAATTCTAAATTGATCATTATCTTCTGGATTATTAATAAACTCTATAATGCATTGAGACCTACCCAAAATATTATTGAATTCTGATTTTACATAATTAATAGGTTCGGTAAATCCTGAAAATGTTTTCCAATTTACTATAGTATCATTTAATTTTAATGTACCATAATCAAATGACTTGTTTTGTATCTTATAGAAATTTTCATCGGTATCAAAAACATAACCAATTCTAGGCAAATCTTTAACGATTTCACTTTTAAAGAAATCGGTTCCATTAATGCTTGATATTGGTGGTGTTTGTGCATACAATGTAATGCCATCTATACTTTCTTGTATTTGATCTTCTGTATTATCAGAATATCCTATAGTATTTTGTAAAGGAACTGGTAATTGATTTGGTTGATTAAACCTATCTTCAAATAATTTATCACCATCTATATAAAATTTATTATATTGATTTTTGTCAACATATAAACCAAAGTATCTGTTAAATGTATAATCATCAGAATCATCGTCGTCGAATAAAAATTCTAAATTAATTATGTTAGGATGTGCTACTGCACATGATTCAAAACCATTAGTTATTCTATCTTCATATTCTATAATAGTCTTATCAGTTGGCCATGTATCATAATACATTTCCTTTGTTTTAGTAGCAAAACCAGGATATTGTAAATCCATACCAGAATATCTAAAATATCTACCCTTTTCAAAATTAGATAAAATAGAAGCTTCTGGAAATTGTTCATTAGTTGCATGATTCCTAATATATCTTCCTATATTAGATGCTTCTGTTAAATCAAAACTTTGAATAACTTCGCTGTTGTTTAATATATTTTCAGTAAAATATGTAGGATTGCTAGTCTTATCTATTAATGTTGCATCGTTTTCAGTTGTAGCATTTATGGTATTAACTGATACAGGATCCTTAGTTTTAAATATAACAAAATAATCAGGTATATTACTAGGCTCTATCCACAATGGGGCAAACAACGAATATTCTTCGTCATATAATTTAGATGGATTTGCTTTTGCACCAGCAGCATAAGTAGTATCGTATTGATTTCCGAATTTACCTTGTATAGATAAATGATCGTCTCTTTGATACAGTGCAAATGCATCCGACATTGAAGTCTTTATATCATTGTTGTAAAATCTATAAAGGTCAAAATAATAATTACTATTTGAAGATACTTTAAATCCTTTATATTTAGATTTAGATAATTCTCGAGTAGCATCGAACGATTCTAAATATAGCACATCATTGCCATCAACGACAAGTTTTACATTTGTTGTTAATTTAGGGTTGGTTCTTAATAAACCAAACGATGTCTTTTGTAGGATTGGTTTGCTCATAAGTTATTTATCCAGGTTAAATCTCTCTCTGATCGATTGATCCAAGTAATCCACCACCAGCTCCACCACCACGACCTCCTAAAGGTCCTCGGCCACCATCAACGTTCGTAAGTTGAGGTGCAAGGAATTTAACAGTTTTTGTAAGATCATCAACTACATTTTCAAGATCTCTCGATGGAACTTCTTGTAATTGTAAAGATTTTGATCTGTATCTTGCACTTATTTCTATATCAAATGAGTATCTTTCATTAGTACTAGAGTAAATATCTATTCCTAAAGTTTTTGTATAATTTAATTGATTGATTGTTCCAGTAGGATCTCCACCAATACTACCGATTCCAGTATTTCCATCTCCAAAATAATCGGTCATTCTGTATTGAAATACTAAAGGAATTGTAACTGCATTTTCTGATCCAAATTTAATGGTTTTAACAGATAGTTTATTAGATCCATTTACATTTATTGCACCTGTATTATTACTCGGAGACATAAAGAAATATGCACCACATGAATTAGGACCTAATAAATATTGATCTTCCTCTTCAAAGGCTAGTTTTCCAACTCTAGCATCATCAGTAATAAATGTTGATGTAGGGCCAGTATAATAAAAGTATGGTTTTTGTTTACGACTTCCATCGGTTATATCTGATGCAAATAAAGGAGCATATCCTGAGTTTCTAACTCCACTAGGTCCAATTGCTCCAGTCTCACCAGGTCCAGAAATAGATCCAGCTGCAATGTCACCCCATACCTTTCCTAAATAAGGATGGTCGACGTGTACATATATTCCATC